GTGAACGTTGACGAAGTAACCCATTGGAAACCTTTCAAACCACAGCAAGGGCCTTCTGTTGACCTTTCGTTCCTGGATGGGCACTACGTGTCTTATACGTACCAGCCTGAAGGTGAGAATGGCATCACTTATCAGTTTTACGTGACGTACTCGTTCCACTGTTTTGCCAAAGCGTACGACTGGCAAACTGAAGCTGATCAACGCAAGCTCCTTTACAAAGCTCCAAACGATGCTCGCCCTTTTTGTTATCAGAGATATGAACTGGCTAAGAAATACATGTGCCAAGTGATTAAAAACTTGCCAGAGTCCATTGTTGTTCATGCCGGGTATGGAAGTTATGCATCAACCAAGGTTGTTGATGATGCAGGAAAAGAGGCTTGGTACTTTGTCCCGTTCAAGGTCTTCAGAGAAAAGAAGAAATTTAGGATTCATGTGACAAGTGCATACCTTTCAACAACACCTCCTGGAGGAGGGAAAGTTAAATTTTTCACTATTGCGAAGAATCTAAAGCTGGGGAAAGCACTACCGAGACCAAGAGGGGCGTAGATGTAACAAAGCCCGCTTAAGCGGGCTTCGCCAGAACTAAATCATGATGATTCTAATTCTGGTATTCAGAACACCTTTACCGGCTATGCCAGACCACAAGTGGTAGTGGGATGTCTGGTTGACACCAGTCTGCTGCATCCTATGAGAGGTAGATGTTTCACTAACCTCGTATTAATAGTGCTCTATTACTCCGTTATGCGCAACATTTTTATACTTCTAAATGGTTGTCACTCAGCGTTACTCGTTCTGTCTAAAGTGGTTGTCACTTCGATGCATAATCTGACTTCATTGTGTTAGTTCTACTGTTCAAAATTTCAGTTTCCATAATCTAGCCAGTCGCACCTAACCAACTGAAACAAAATGGATTTTACCAAGGAGGCAGCACAGAGCAAGATCTCCCGAGATCATCCAAACCCCCACGAAAAGTACAACCATCCCAATATATTCAACGAGTTACGTTTTCACCTTCGTTATCCAGTGCCCCAGCAAACTGTAAAACCCCGCAAAAAAGATCCTTCTTTACAGATCCTCAACGCCCTGCGGATCCTTGATGGGGCGCGGGCTGGCCCTATGGTTTTGCGGTAATCCACTTTTGCAAAAATTTTTCTTGATGAACCCCGCAGGCGGGAGCGGATGAGCGCGGATTCCGTGGCGCAGACGCCGCCGTGGGCGATTCAGTGGTGCGCCAGGGGGCTGTGAGCGTGGATAGGCTTCACGTATGATGCAGCGCTGCCCGACGGTGTCTCTTCATGCGGCACACTTCCCTGGCCATGCTCAGGCGCTGTCAGGCAGATAAGAAGAAGGCCCCACACTGTGGGGCCTTCTTCACTTGGCGGGTTACTCGATGATGGGGGCGAGGGTGCTGGCCAGTTGCTTGGCTTGTTGGCCGTGTTCCGTCATTGCCGCGCTGTTCCCTGGTGCTGGTCCGCTGCCGTGGGTATGGCCAGCCGTGGCGGCGGCCAGTTGCTCCACCACGTTCATCAGTTGCAGCAGCAGCCGGAAGATGTTCACGCTATCCGTCCCCATCCAGGAGCGGAGCGCCTCCAAGTGCTGCAGTTCGCCGGCGACCGCCCGGCGCAGTTGTCCCACCACCTCGACCAGATCTCCGGCCGTTGTCTGGCTTAGATTGCCGAGGCACCCCAGGGTGAGATCGTCGCCGGCCAGCAGCTCGATGGCCCCAAGCGCCTCGATGAGCTTGAACCCGCCCACCTCCTCGACGCTGTGCTGCGCCACCTGCAGCCGATGCTGGCCATGGTCCCCCAGGTAGTCGTCACTCTGGTGGTGCATCTGCAGGGCCTGGTCGTGCAGGCGGCGGTCGGTGTGGCGGAGAAGGTTCCCCACGGTATCGGTGCGACTGAACACCTCGGCCCGTTGCTGCTGCAGTTGCTCGCCCGGGGTAATGTCGGGCAAGGCCCAGCCGCTGCCGAGCACGGTGCGGATAAAGGGCCGGTCGGCCCGACCGAAGGCAAACCCCAGCTCAACCAGGGTGCCCTCGATGGGGAACTGCAGCAGGCCCTGCTCCTGCCCGCCGAACAGCACCGGCAGCGGCACCGCCCGATACAGCGGGGCCGCCTTGTCCGGCTGGCCATCCTCGCCCAGCAGTTGCACATCCACCGCGTAGCGCGGGCGAAAGGGGTCATTGAGCTGGCCGGCAGTGGCTTGATCGCTTACCGCTTCGACCCGCCCGAACTTGGGCAGGTGCATCTTGTCCGCCAACTCTGGGAATTCGCCCTCCATCTTGCGCCGCTCCGGCGACTTCACCGGTTTGCCGGGTGTCGCTGTGGTCAGGGTCATCTCATCGCCCTTGAGGCGTACCCGCATTACCCGCTTGCCGCTGATGATGGCCCCGGGGCGGATGGCCGGAACCGGCGACAGGGTGAGGGTGTCGCCCGCCTGGCGTCCTGACCAGGCGGGATCGAGCGTCACCTCCTTGTCATGCCAGCGGCTATGGGCGTGGCTCCCCACGTAGATGGCGCCATCCGGTTGCTGGTACCAGACAAAGTCCGGTACTTCGAAGGCGCGTCCGGCGTTATCGAGCAACTGATAGCCGGTGCCGGCGCTGGTGAAGTTCGGGATCGGTCGGTCGGTATAGTCCGCCCCCTGGGGCAGCAGGAAGGTGAGCCCGCAGCGGTCTGTCAGCCAGGCCAGCAGGCCGCGCAGGGTGGCATGCTGCTGGCTGACGGGGAGGCGGGATCCCAGGGCACCGGCGAGCTCCCGGCACAGCAGCTTGCTGGCACCGTTGGCGGCGGGGTGCACGTCGTACACGTAGCCAGTGAACCAGCGGCGCAGGTCGCCGTTATAGCCGGTGTCCAGGGTGAAGGTCTGCCCCTTGCGGGCGGTGCCCTCGATGGTGAGGGCGGCGCGGCCGCCAGCATTGAGGTCCAGCACCAGGTCATGGTCGATGAGGTGCACCGGTTGGCCGGCGAGGGTCAGTGAGGTGGTCAGTTTCATGCCAGCATGTCATCCATCGGTTGGAGCACGTAGCGCTCGAAGCTGCTGAGGTCCTGTGTTTCATTCCCCGCTTCTTTGCCGCCGGGCTTGGCGGCGCTGGTATTGGCAGTGCCCTGGCCCACGGTCGGGGCTTGCTTGGGCAGGCGCTGCTCGCGTTTCTCCGGTACCGAGTTGAACTCCTTCAAGGTGAATTGCACTTGCCAGGCCAGCAGCCCCTCCTGTTCGCTGGCGGTGATGCGCCCGGCGAACCTCGCCTGGCGTACTTTCACCGACTTGGCCAGGAGCGAGCCGACCCGGTAGATGTGGCGCTTGCCGCCGTTGCCCTTGGCGTCGGCCAGCTCAAACAGCCGGCTCAGCATGCGCTCCTCCTTGAACGGAATGAGGCCCGAGACATCGAGCTCCTTGCCTTTGGCTCCCTGCTCGGCGCTGCTGGTCGAGCTGGTCTGGCCGCTCTGGTCCTTGTCCTGAAACTGCATCGATGCGGACACCCGCATCGACTTCATGATGATGGGTTCGCCATCCAGGGTCAGCATGGCATGGCTCATGGGGTCAACTCCTGCCAGAAGGTGAGCGGGGAAGGGGAAAGCAGCAGGGCACCGACCGTCATGCTCATGCTGTGGTCGGGGGGCGTGCTCTGCCCGAGTTGGGTGGCGAGGCTCGCCGGATCCCCCTGGCCTTGCCAGTGCCAGAGAGTGCCGGACAGCTTGCCAAGTTCGGCCAGGGCGGTGGCCAGCGTATCGAGGCGGGCGGTGCGGCGCACGGCGAGCCCCTGCAGCTTGGCGATCGGGGTCTGGCTATCCCGGGCTAGGCTCTCCAGTTGCGCCAGCTCAGCGCCGAGAGCCGCCCGGGCAGGGCGCAGCGGTGCCCAGCAAAGGGGCTCCCCGGCGCGCCAGCGCGGCACCCTGGCGGCGGTGGGCTGGTGCATGGTGTCGTTGTTGGCCGTGAGGCGGCGCAGCGTGGCGCACCACTCCGGCAATGGCAGCAGGGCGCAGAGGGGCGCCAACTGCCGGGCCAGGTCTTCGGCGCTGTTGCCGGTCACCAGCCAGGCGAGGGCATGCTGCTGTCCGCTGGGCTGCCGTGGGTCGGCGCCATCCTGCAGCTTGGCGGCCAGGGCCGCCACCGCGTTGGGGGCGGACAGATGGTGCTGGGTGCCCTGCAGTTGTCCCACTCCGTGCTGATAGGGGGTGACGGTGAGGCAGTGGCCAATCACCAGCAACCGGTCGAGCTCGGCCCGAAGACCGGCCAAGCCCCCGGCCGCCTCGCTAAGCGGGTGGCGCCGATACTGGGCCCGCGCGGCCACTCCCTGCAGTCGGCCCATGGCACTCGCCTGGCTCGCCGGGAGCTGCCCCAGTACCTCCCGGGAGCGGGTGTGCAGGGTGTCAGCGCTCGCGGGCCAGCGCAGCGCCCCCTGGGCCCAACTCATTGGGGCATCTCCGGCCAGGTGACCGAAGTTGGCCAACCCTCGCTTTGCGGCAGGCGCATCAGGGCGATGCGATAGCGTTGCAGGGCTTCCAGCTTGGCCAGCTCTTGCGGGGTAGCCAGCTTCAGCTCTTTGGCGTCCTGCAGGGGCGCGATGTGCAGGGTGGCCTCGGCCTGCAGGGTATCGAGTTTGCGCTGCTGCTCGGCTTCGCTCGGGAGGTATTCTGGTTGGGCCTGCGTGCGGATCTCGCCGAACTCGCCAAACATGGCGCGCACATAGAGCTCGCGCCCATGTTCGGCCGAGTCGTCCTTGCGGGCGGTAAAGGTGACGAACTGGCCGGGCAGGTGGGCAAAGGCCACCTCCATGTCCAGGCTATCCGGTTGGCCGGTGTAGGCGATGACGTTTTTGGCGGTGATGATCTCCATCAGGCAATCCTTATCCAGAGTGTGATGCGGGTATCGAAGGGGCCGCCTGAGCCGAAGGAGTAGCCGAGGCACTTCCAGGTGCCAGCCAATTTGGCGCCGTCCTGGTGCCGTTCCCCGGCCGAGGCGGGTACCAGGCTAGACCCCGACACCGTGGCGCCGATGCCCTTGGTGGCGCCGGAGACGTTGGAGGCCAGCACATAGGTGCCCACCTGCCCATAGCTGCTCGCGACAATGTCGGCGTTGCCCTGGGCCGCGGGGTGAGTGTGGGCAGACGGCGGCATGGTGCCGGGCTTGCCGGCGACCTCTGCCCAACTGGGCCAGCGCGCGGCATAGGCCGGGATCCCGGTCAGTTGTGACCAGGGGTGAGAGTGGCTCGCCGCAGCCGCGCCGAGCTCGGCCGGCGTGGGCTTGTTGCCGGTGTTGTAATCCCGGGTCCAGGGTGTCCAGGCACCGGTGCTGTACTGCGCCCGGCGCCAGACCCGGCTGGAGTTATAGACCAGGTAGGTCTGCTGGGGACCGGCGCCAGAGCTGACGATAAGTGCTCCCGCGCTGTTCTCCGGGTAGTGGCGGGCAGCGGAGGTGTTGGCGTTGGCATGCTGGGCATACACCTTGGGCTCTTTCAGGGTATCGAGGTCTTCGGTACCCAGATTGATGGGGTTGAGCCAGGAGCCCGGGTGCGAGTGAGACGTGGGCGCAAGGCCGTTCAGGGCTTGTTGCAGGCCTTCGACTTCCTGGATGGTCGGCTTGTGGCCAGTGTCGAAGACCTCGCGCCAAGGGCTCCAGGTTGAGGTGTTCGCGCTGTAGTTGCGCATGGCCAGGACCCCATCACCGTCGTATGGCCAGGCAATCTGGAGCAGGGGCTCGGTCGCATAGATGCGCTTGGTCTCGCAGTAGAAATAGTTGCCTGATGTCGGAGGAGCGTTCTTGCTGCCGGTCTTCGCGTAAAGCCCGAAGTCACCCGCTTTGCAGGTGTTCATGTCCTTGTTGTAGGTGACATCAAAGGCGGTCCCGTTGTTGCTCAACATATCGCGGCGTGCTTTGTAGCCGCTGGTATCGAGCTTGCTGGCGAGCGCCTGAGATAACCCCTCCACGTTCTCCATCTTGTGGCCGTGGCTGTTGTCTTTGACCTCCACCGCGATATTGACGCCCTGGGCATCCTCCAGGATCCCCTTGCCAGTCACATCCCCGGAGAGCTCGATGGTGCGCTTGCGGCGCAGGTCGGTGACGCTGCCGTCGCTGTTGATGACGGCGACCTGGGTCACGTGGTGCTGATAGCCATTGCTGTCCCGGTAATCCACCATGTCTGGCACGCTAAGAGTGAGGGTGAAGTGATTCACCCAGGCATTGAGCAGGGAGCCCGCCCGGTAGATATCGAGCCAGAGCCCCACCGGCTTGGCGCCGGGGGTGACTTTCCTGATCTCGTCGAGCTGGGCGCGCAGGCCGCCCACATAAGCCACCCCGGGCTGCACCTTGTAGACGCCAGCCTCGTTCATGAGCTTGAAGCCGTCGCCGTAGAAGGTGGCCGGCCCGAAGAACTGCAGGGCCTGCAGGCGCAGGTCGTCGTCCATCCCGCGCAGCCGGGCGGCATAGTCAATCTGCCAGGTGCTGGCATCCACGTGGGTGGCGGTGGCCTCGCTTGCCCGGTCGTACTCCATCAGCATGGACTTGACCAGGTTGTTGCCGGTCTGGCCGGTGGCCTCATTGGTCTTGAGTTTGGTCTCCAGCCCCTTGTGTACGACCATCCCCACCATGCCGCTGGCCTTGTTGATGAGGTACAGGGCGTTGAAGCTGAAATCGCCGACAGTGGTGTCCATCACGATGGTGTAAGCCACCGCGTCGTTGTTGATGCGACCGCGCTGATCCACTGCGCGGCGATGCACGATCTGGCCCGCCGGTGGCAAGCCGAGATCCGGACTTATCGGCTGGTTCGGGTCCAGGCCCGGGATGTTGGCCAGCACGAACTCATCGAGCACCACCGGCGTCTGGTTGGCGAGGCTCGCCTGCAGGTAGCTGGCGAAAGCGTTGGTAATGATCTGGCTCATGGGGTCCTCTTGAGTGTCGCGCCGAACACCTGCTGACCCATGTCGATGCGACCGGGGCGCAGGGTGGCGGTGACCGGGTAAACCACCTGGAAGCGGTAGCGGCGGCAGGTGCGGCCATAGTGTTGGATGAGGGTTTCCATCAGTTGCTGGTTGCTCGCGATGGCGCTATCGGTCACCTCGATGGTGATGACGTCCCAGGGCGTGCCGGCCTGGCGTTCGTGGATGTCGCACCAGCCGATGCCAAGGCGCTCGAAGATGCGTTTAAAGCCCGCGACTTCGCCGGCGTCCCGGGCGTTCACAAAGGCGAATTTGACCCGCTTGCGAAAGAGCGGCAGCGGCTCGCCGTTGAAGCGGGCGATGTCCCGCTCCCAGGCGAGCAGGGCCAGCAAGGACTCCGAGCAGGTCAGCGGGTCTTGCTGGGCCAGCGGCAGCAGCAACCAGCCCCTGAGCCGTTGCCAGAAGGCGTTGATGCCCTTTGCCAGGAACCCCGGCTCGGCATGGGCCGGGCTGATGGTGTAGCCGTCTTCCCACCAGGGGGCACTGGCATCAGGTAGCACTGGCGCCTGCCGCTCGTGCTCAAGGGGCGTCGGGTCAGTCATGCAGGGTCACCTCCAGCGAACTCAGGCGAGGGATGGCCAGCCCCGCAACGATGTCACTCTCGCCAAAGCGCAGGCTCAGGAGCTGCGGGAACTGGCTGTGCAGCTCGCGGGCAAGCTGGGAGAGCGAGAAGCGTGAGCGTGGCCAGGTGCGGGTGACGGTCGGGAAGTCTGCCGACTGACGAAACGCCGCCCTGACCAGGTTCTCGGCGCCCGCTTTGAGCGCGGCCCGCTGCTCGTCACTGAGGTTGGCCTGTGGCCAGAGCGCCAGGGTGAGGCTGTGCTGGGTCTCGGGGATGCTCATCACGAACAGATCATCCCCGTGGCCATGGTTACCCTGGCGGCCCACGTAGTCGTTGAGCTGATTGATCAGGCTGGCCGGGGTGGCCCCCACCTCCAGCAGGATGTAAGCGTTGGCGGTGCCGGGCCCCCGCGGGGCGTCGTGCTCGAAGAAGATGTGATCGGCGCGGATCCCCGCGACGCTCGCCAGCATGGAGCGGTAAATCGCGTCGATGTGGTAGCGCCCCACTGCCGAAAACTGGTTCTGGATGCGCAGGCCGAGCGCGTCGTTGCTCTCGACGTCGCTGCCCTGGGTGGTGATCCACTCCTTGTCATCGTTGCGAGCCGAGAGGATACCGGTCACCGGTTCGCTCAGCAGGTTGTAATACCCCGGGGCCAGGTTCCAGGCTGCACCGGCGAGCTCGGCCTCGCACACCACCCGGGCCACCGCTTCCCCGGCGGGGCTCACCACCGCCTGCAGGGGGCGCAGGCGATAGATGGTGCCGTTGATGCGCTCGGTGGTGACCCAGATGTCGGCCGGAATGGTGACGGCGTCGCTCGGGTTGGCTTTGACGAAGTTGACCAGGCCCCGGGTCTTCTGGGCCGCCTTGCGGGTGAGATCCACATCCCAGGCCTTGAGGTCGAGATAGGCATCGGTGGCGGTGGCCGCGAAGGTGTTGGGCAGCACGTGGCCCGCCAGCAGGGTGCGGATAAGCCAGAGGGCCGGTGTGATGACCACGCCGCGCACCAGCCGCCAGAACGGGCTTACGTCGCTGTCGTTGGTGATGAGGGAGCCAGCGGCCACCACTTCCTTCTTGAGCTCGGCCTCCATGGCCGCCTCGGTGGTCGGCACGCCAGCCTCGGCCAGCAGGGCCATAAAGTCCACGGTCGGGCGCAGGTTCACAGGGTTACCTCCAGTTCGCCGAATTCATAGGTGCGGGCGGTGACCAGCACCCGGTCGGGGGCCTCTTCGCTGATGAAGATGGTGCCGGGCACCAGCCGCTCGTCGTCTTCAACCAGCAGCTCAATCTCGGTCATCACGTCGCTGCGCAGGGTCGGGCTGCGCTCGCCGATGAGCTTGCGGGCGAGGCCGGATTCCATGATGCGGTGCTTGATGTCCTGACCAATGCTGTGTCGGTCCTGGGTAGTGCGGGGCTGGCCGCCGGCATCGAGCTGCCAGGCGCCGTTCACCACCAGGATGTCGATGTACTTGGGGTCGCTCATCACTTGGTCTCCAGCCAGGCATTTTCTGCCAGTTGTTCCGGGGTCATGGGGTTCTGGTTGGTGATGTGTACCTCGCCGATGTGCAGGGACTTGGCGGGCTTCTGGTTGGCAGCGCTCGCCGCCGCGTTGGCCTGGATCAACTGCTGGCCCAGTCCGCCAGCCGGCACCTTGCTCTGCTCCGGCTGGCGGTAGCGGGTGAGGGGAGCGGTGATCGAGGCCTGTTGCTGCTCTGCCGCCATGGGGGCGGTGACCGTCCCCGGCATGACCGGGAGGGTCAGCGGGGTGAGCGCGGGCATCTGCAGGTCCGGCATGCCGCCGAGCTCGATATTGACCCCCGGGATCAGGTTGAGCTTCTCGATCAGCCAGTCCACCGCCCGCCCCAGCAACTGGAAGGGGCTCAGGTTGCCGAGTAGCTGCATGAAGCTGGCCCAGCCAGCGGCGGCTCCGTCGATCATCGCCTGGACTGCCTCAAAAACGCCCCAATCCGCCAGGGTCTTCTTGAGGTCGTCCCAGTAGTAGATAGCCAGCCCAATGGCCCCGACGAGCAGCCCGCCGACCACATAGGCCAGCAGCACGGCCGGGTTCGCGGCCATCATGATGTTGACGGCCAGCAGGATGGCGCGAAAGGCAACCAGCCCAGCCTTGAGCAGGTTGAGCGGGGCGATCAGGAGCGACCAGGCGATGCCGAGCCCCAGGGTGGCCAGCTTGGCCACGCCAGCGACCAGCAGCCAGGCACCGGTCACCATGCCGAGGCCCACGATGGCCAGTAGGGCATAACTCACCGCCCGGGTGAGGTTCGGGAAGAGGTGGGTCCAGCGCAGCACAGTGTCGGCGCCGTCGGCAAAGACCCTCACCACCTTGTTGATGGCCGGCAGCACCACCCCGAAGGCCGCGGCCCGGATGGCGAACCAGGCCTGGGTTACCCGCTCCCACTGGTCGGTCATGGCCGCCGCCATCTGCTCGGCCTTGCCCATGCCATGGGTGTTGGCCAGGGCGTTGATGTTGGTGGAAAGGGCCTTGGTGTTGGTCATCAGGAGTTTGACCATGGCCACCGCCTCATCCGAGCCAAATGCCTTCTTGAGCTCGTCCCCCTCGGCCACGCTCAGGGTCTCGCCATAGCGCGCCTTGAGTTTGTCGAGGATGGTGAGCACCGGCAGCATGTTGCCCGCGGCGTCGGTGAACTTCATGCCGAGCGCCTTCTGGGCACTGCCCACCCCGGCCAGGAACGCCTTGAACTTGGTCCCGGCTTCGCCGCCGCCCATGGTGGCCTGCAGTTGGCCCAGCACGGCGAACTGCTCATCCATCGACACCCCGGCTGCCGTGGCGTTGGCACCGATGGCCCCGAAGGCATCGGCCATGCCCTGGCCGGTGGTCTTGAACAGTTGCACCGCCAGCGCCGTCTTGCCGGCCACATCCTCCACCCAGTTGGCCTTGCCTATCTGCTTGGCTTGCTGCTCGAAGATGCCGTACATGGTGCCCATGTAGTTGGTGATGGTGGCGGTGTCGGCCTTGGTGGCCTTGGCCAGGACGGTCGAGGCGCGGGTGAAGGCGGGCAGCTCGTTGCCCTCCAGCCCGGCGATGGCGGATTGGATGTCGTAGGAGGAGCGGACAATCTCGGTGGCCGAGTTGCCATACTGCACGGACAGCTTGAGGGCTTCGCGGCCGAGCGCGCCGAGTACGTCCTTTTGCACATCAAGGGAGGCCACCTCGGAGAGGGCTCGGTCCATCTCGATGGCGGGGCCAAGGGCTGCTTGCACCGCCAGCCCGCCGGCGGCCAGGGTGGTGGCCCCCATGGCCATGTTGCTCCAGCCCTGGCGGCCCGCCTTGCTGACCTTGTCCATCTGGGCATTGATGCCGGCAAGGGGCTTGGTGACCTGGTCAACCAGGGCCACCTGCATCATCAATTTTTCCATCCAGGCCATCAGTCGTTACCCGTTCAGTGCTTTGGCAATGCCCTCGGCCACGGCGGCGGCGTTGGACTCTCGGTGTTGCTTGTCTAACCAGATGGCGCGAGCCAGGCTGTCGAGGTCGTCTTCTTCGTGGGGCAGGTAGTAGCGCCGCAGCGCCAGCACCTGCTCCAGGGGATTGCGCTCGATGGCCTCGGCGCGCGCGGTCAGTTTTTTACGGTGATCTCCAGGGTGGGGGCGAACTGTTCGTTAATGGCGCCCGCCAACTGCAGGGCGGCGCCCGGGCGCTTGAGCAGCTCGTCCAGTGCGGCCTTGCTCTCTTGGCAGACGATTTTCTTGAGGTAGTTGTGGGCTGGCGCCACCTTGTCGCTCGGCATCATGTCGTTGATGAAGCCGTTGTAGGCGGTCATGGTCGGTTCAAAGCTGATGTCGGTACCGGCCACAGTCAGGGTCAGGGTCTTGCTCATGGGGTTGTGTCCTCTTGGGTTATCCAGTTGTTCAGGGTGGTGATCTGGGTTTGGCAGCGGCGCAGCGCCATCTGCAGGGTGGGGATAAACCGCACGGCGTCGCCGTAGGTGCTCCCCATGAATTCAGGCTCCGGGCAGTGGGGCACCAGTCCCGGCGGCGGCAGCCGCTTGACCACCCGGGTTTGCACCACGGTCGTGGGCTGGCTGGAGCAGGCGCAGAGCGCCGCCAGGCAGAGGCTCGCGAGCGCAATCCGGGCGGCCCGCCGGCGGCGTGGCCAGGGCTTGTTGCAGGTCATCGGCGGTCTTCCTGTTCTGGTTGTCGAGTTCGGCCAACGCAGCGTTCTGATGGGCGAGCAGTTGGCGCAGGGCGCTGTCTTCTTGTCGCAGCGTCTTGAGCACAGTGCCCATCTGGTCGTTGGCCTCTCGCAGGGTGGCAATGGTCTCGTTGGCGGTGGCGAGCTCCCTGGTGCGTTGGGTGAGCCGCTCCCCCTGGGCAAACAACAAGCAGCCGATCACCAACCCGATCAGGGTCGGCAACAACCGGATGAGCGTGCTCATGCCAGCACCCCGCCAAACTCGGTGAACTTGGCCAGCAGATCCGCCAGCTTGTGCTCGCGCTGGCCGTAGCCGGCGCCGGGCAGGCTGGCCCAGATGTTGGCGCACTTGCTGATCGCCTGGGGGATGCGCCCCTTGATCACGTCGTCCAGTGCCTTGCGCTCGCGGATAAGCTGGATGGCCCAGGTGTCCTGGGAAACGGGGCCAAAGTCCGGCAGGCCGAGCGCCGCTTGGTAGTGGCGCCAATGGCGGGAGAGGAACTGATAGCGCCCGGCGGCGGTGCTGTGCAGGGTCGGGTTGACCCGCACTAACACATCGGGGTGTTCGCGGTAGTCCTGGAAGAAACCGGCCGGGTTGACCAGCTTGTTGTAACCGTCGTCGCCCAGCCCCTTGGTGCCCTCGGCATAGGCGAGCAGGTCGAGAAAGGCGGCCATCTGGGGGTGGCAGTCACTGCGTGGCATGGTGCTTTTCCTCCTGACTGACTAGGGTCTGAAATTCCTGGCATGTTTGGGAAAACCTCGGAGTTTCCAACTCCACGCCAATGAAGCAGCGGCCAAGCCGCCAGGCTGCTTTTCCGGTGGCACCAGACCCCATAAAGAAGTCTCCAACTACATCACCCGGCCGGCTGCTGGTGCGCACGATGTGCTCCATCATGGCGGCGGGCTTTTCGCAAGGGTGCTTGCCCGGGTAAGCCTGCACCGAGGGGTAGGTCCAGACATCGGTAAAGGGCACCTCTTTGGTGACGCTGAACGGGCGGCGCAGTCGCTCATACTCGGCCTTCAGCTCGTCATAACTGGCCACCAGGGTTTGGTAGGTGCGATGTAATCCCTGATAGGCTTCTTTGAGCTGATGATGGGGTTGGCAAAGGGCGTCAGCTTTCTTGGCGAACAGGGCTTGCAAGCGGGCGTACTGTGCTTCACTTGGCAGACTCCACTGGCTGTGACCGAACCAATGCCCAGCCATCTGGCACCCCATTGCCTGGTCGACCTCCTTGTTGGAGATGCCACAGGCAGCTTTGGCTTGCTGGAAGTAGTCGATCAGCGGCTGCATCACCTGGCTACGAAGCGCCTGACAGGCTTGGCGATAGCCGCTGTGTTGCTCCAAACCATGGGTGTCCAGTTGTTCCGCAAAAATAATGCGTTCACTGGCGGGCCAGAAATTGCGCAAGGTAGACTTGTCCGCCCGGTTCCACACGCCTGAGGGTTTGGACCAGACGATGTGGCTCAGCACCTTAAAATGCTTGCGCACTAGCAGCTCGATATCGGCATTTAGCCCGGGGCTACAAAATAGATAGAGCGACCCGTTTGGCTTGAGAATGCGGGCAAACTCGATCACACACATTTCCAACCAATCCAGGTAGGCGGTGACGTCGGGCCATTGGTTATCCCAGTCCAGGTCTTTCACTCGGAAGTAGGGCGGATCTACAGCCACAAGATCCAAGCTGTGAGATGGCATGGTTTTCAGGTAGGCCAACGAATCTGCATTGACCAGCTTGATGCGCTCGTTAATTTTATGGATATGCATTTGATCAGTACTCACGACTGTTCACTCCTTCGGTAATTTGGTGTTGAGCCACCGTTCGGCTACGCCGCGAATGGTCTCAACACCGATAAGGCCCACCATGCCGCCGACAAATCCAGCAGCCTCTCCTGGGATCCCGAACCAGCCAAAGGCACTGATAAATGCCAAGGTAATGGCTCCGCATAAGACGGATTCCAGGAGCCTACGACGGCCACTGCCTCCGCCATACGTGATGCGCAGCCAGGCCGTTAATACTGCTAACGCAGTGCCATATACGGTGGGCATGTTGTCCATCAACCAGGCCAATAGCAGGGCCCAGAGAGTGGGGTCTTTATGGGGCATGGTGTTCATGTCCGTTGCTCTGGTTAGCGGGCCAACCGTTCAAGGCGGGTCTGGCAGGGGGCGCACAGGCGCACCCCGGGTACGTGGCGGCGGCGCCCCTCGGGGATGTCGTCGTCGCACTCTTCGCACTGGTGCAGGCTCTCCCCCTGGTAGTGCCCCTTGCCCACCTGGTTGGCCAGTTGGACCGCCAGCATGCGGGCGGCGTGGTGGTTGGCGCGGTCGATGTCGTCCAAGTGTCCCCCTTAACCCAGCAGGTGGCGGGTGTCTTCCTTGGAGAGGTAAGGCACGCCATTGAGGTGAACGAAGTCGGGGGAGGTCACAAAGCCTTTCACCTTGTGCACGCTCTTGCTGCCCCCCTTGGGATCGATGTCGAGCAGGTCGGAGACCAGCAGCTTCACCCCGAAGGCCTCCACCTTCATGGTCTCGGTGCCGGTGTCGGCGTAGAACAGCACGTCGTCCGGCTCCATTCCGCGCCAGCTACCGGCCCGTTTGGCGGCGTCGGCCAACTGCGAGAAGTTCTTGGTGTCGAGCTCGAACTCCAGCTCGGCGGCGACATCGCCATCGACGAAACCATCCGGGATCCCCCGGGTTTGCGCCACGGCGCTGTTGTCGGTGATGGAGAGGCTGGCCTTTTCGACGTGGACCATGGCCCCCAGGAGGGTGGTGTCAAAGCTGGCACCGGAGATACGACGGGTCATGGGTTAGCCCTCCCCATTGTTGAGGCTCAAATCGAGCATGATGTTGACGGTGATCCCCTTGGGGCAGTCCACGGTGCGCACCACCACAAACACCGAGACCAGGTTCTTGGCGACCCACTGGATGCGAATGTCGCCATCCTGGGGGGAGGCGATGTCGCCCGGGAACGGTTGGCCGTTGATGGTGGTGGCTTTGGCCATCTCGCGAAGATCCTTGCCGAAGTAGGTGATGGCGGCAGCGGTGCTGCCCGGGGTGGAGTTGAACGAGCGATCCCCGATGCGGGCGATGGCGCGCAGGCGCATCCGGCGCGCGACCTTGTAGGCAATGCGCAGGTTTTCGATCACCTGGTAGTCGCCGCCCTCGGCGTCCAGGGTGCGACCATCGGCCCAGTAGATCCCGTCATAGTCCGGGTACCACATCGGCACCGAATAGCGGTTGGCCTCCAGGGTCTGCAGGGTGGCCAGCGGCAGCGGGATCCCGTCCTTGTCCACCGGCTTGTTGCCAAGACCCACCAGGGCGCCGGTCTTCACCCGGCAGGGGCTGTCGGCAATGCTTACCGCACGGTTGCACAGACGGCCCGCATAGGCGCCGGCCAGGGTCGGCCAAAACTGCGGGATCAGGGAAACCGAGCTCGCCGCGATGCCGTCCTGCAGGGTGGCCAGCTCGGCCTCGTAGGTGGACCAATCCTGTTCGTCGGCGATGGCCGGCACGGCCAGCAGCATGAACTGCCAGCGCCCCCATTTGGCGATCAGTTCCTGGTTGAGGGCGTGGGCGGCGTTGATGGCCGCCTGGTCCCACTCCTGCCCGAGCACCACCACCCCTTCAAACGACTGGGTCTGCTGGGCGTCGCGGGCCGCGTCCAGCCAGGGCTTGTCGGTGGGCAGCACATAGGCCGCCGCCGACCAGTTCTGGCCAGCGTTATCGCGGGCGGCCAGCAGGTTGGCCTTGAGCTCGCTGTCCGCGGCACCGAGCAACTGATCGAAGTCGGATTGGGCGTTGAGGGAGAGCAGCTTGCCGGTGTTGCTGGCGGCGCTGCCGATGAACAGCAGGTGGCGCTCGACTTCCGTCACGGGCCCCTGCATCTGGTTCAAGTTGTTGATCTGTACGTAAGGCCACATGCCGTTATTTCCCCTTCATGTCTTGCTTGTTGACGTCCCAGCCGTAATCGATGCTCTGCAGGGCGCGGGCGAAGGCCTGTTGCCGCTGTCTGGCATTGGCGCCCAGGAACGGGCGCGCCGGCAGATGGATTTCCCAGCTCTCGGCCGCCGGTTCGTCCTTGAGCTTCTTGATGAGCAACCCCGCCTGGGCGTAGTTGAGGTGGCCGGTGATCCAGCCGAGCGAGGCCGAGCGGTATGAGCGCTTGCGCTGACCGGGGCGCTTGAACCCGAGCTCCCGCAACTTGCGGGCCTGGGCCTTGGTGGCCTGCTTCTGCTTGCCGCCTTCACTGGGGGCGATGCGCCGGCGACTGGCGGCCGTCACCTTGTAGGTGTGCCCCTTCTGATGGGTGTTGGCGATGACCCCGGCGTGGGCGCTCATGGTGCCTTTCTTGAACCCAACCTCGGCCACGTCCTGGCGCGGCTCGTGGATCACCAGCAACTTGGGCAGGCCGCGCAACATCTTGCGTTTGCCCCGCTTGCGAGGGGCCCAGGCATTGCCGTTGGGGTCTTGCTGCTGGCGCACGTGACGGGCGGCCAGCTTCTTCATCTCGTTGGCGGCGCGCCATACCAGGCGCTTGCGCTGCTTGGGCGGCAAGGCCAGCAGGTTGAGCTGGTCTTTGCCGCGACGGGTGTCCAGGGTGATGGTGATCATGAGAGGCCACCCACCTGGTGAGCGCCGGTATCACCCACGTTCAGGTCAATCTGTTCGGCCACCCAGATGTCATAGGGGGCCACGTTCCAGCGCTTGCCGAGCCAGTTGATGGGCCCTTGCGGGTGCTCGATGAGGCGCAGCGGCTCGGCGAAGGGGAGCTGGATCTCGAGATCGGCAGTCTGCTCGTCGTTCGGGGTGACGGCGTATTCGGGATCGGGCAGGTCGAGCTGCCCGCGCACCTCGTCGTGCTCCTGCACCCAAGCGGCGACGGCCGCCAACAGAATGGCCGGATCCAGCTCCCGAAACGGCAGTTGCTCGATGGTGAACACCGCTTGATAGGTGAGCCAGGCCACGTCCACCCCGGTGGGCCCCATGTTCCTGGGTTCGAGCTTAATGGTGCCGTTCTCCATCCAGCTATCCAGGCGCTTGTGGCACTTGGCCGGCAGCACCCGCAGCAACTCGGCGTGGAGTGCCTGCAGGAAGTAGCCCTGGGCCTGCTGCTCGTGCATGGCGGCGCTCATATCAGCGACACTCCCGCCCGGTGCTTGCCCTTGATGCTTCGCACCAGTTGCTGGCTCTCGGCCAGCAACTGGGCGCGCTGGTCCGGGGATCGCTCCACCTGGTTGTTGGCGGTGGCCCGCTCGGTGACGCTGGCGAACTCCGGCAACAAGGCGGCCTTGGCGCGGGCGAAGACGGCAGCCAGGTACTGCTCGGTCAGGGCGTTGTTGCCACCTTCCAGGCTCGGCCCCGGCACATCGGCGGCGCTGGCGTAGCCCTCGGCCATCAGCGCGGCCTGACGCATAGCCAGTTGCAGGTTGATTTCAGAGACGGCGGCCAGCAGAGCGGCGCCTGTGGTCTGTTGGTCCAGATCGGCAGGCAGGGCGCGGCGGCGCTCGAAGTCGGCGACGGCCACATCCGGCCAGAACCCGTCATTGCGGATAGTGGCGGCGCTGTAGTCGATGTCCTTGCCTGCAAACATGGCTTGCCTCGCTGGTTGAATGGGTGCACCCCTGAAGCCACGCAATTGCCGCTGAGTTAGCCAGAGGCTGCTCATGGCATTCGCGCCGGGGTGCGACGGCGCGGAGAGTCGGTTCGTTATTCGGGATTGAGCGCCCGCAGGCGCATTGCAATCTTCTGGCGCAAGGTGCCGACGCCAACCTTGCCGTGCAGTTTGTCGGCCTGGGCCAGCCAGTGGTCGGCCTGTTCCAGGGTGGCGCTGTCCCCCACGGCGCTCGGGCGGGGCAGGCCGTCGTGGTCGCGCAACAGCAGGCAACCGGCGGCCTTGAACCACTTGGCGGTCAGCCGCTCGTTGAGGCGCCAGTCATTGCGCACCTTGTCGAACACCCGGGAGAACCAGGGATCGACGGCATGCCCCTCGGCGGCCTGCTTCTCGGCCCACTCCAGCACGGTGTCAGCAACGAAGTGGGCCCAGTCGCGCTTGATGTTGGCCGGGGTGCGCTGGCCCTGGGCGATGGCGAGATCCGCCCAGGCGATGCCGGCGTCGAAGTCGCCGACGTCGAAGGCCCAGATGATGAGGCGCTGGAACAGCTCGTTTTGATAGGGCTGGCCGGACTCGCTGACGGCGGCCAGATAGCGCTCCACATAGGGGCGGTACTTGGGCATCAGCTCATCGCGTTTCATGTTCACCCGGTCGCCGATGCGGGCCAGCTTGCGCAACCGGACCATGTCCTGCTCCAGGGCAATCAGCTGCAGGTGCAAGCTGTCGGCCACCGCGCCGGTGGCGACGCCTGAGCTGGCGGCCTGCTGGGCCCCCTGCACGGCGTGAACCCGCTGCTTGTGGCGTTGACCGGGTGAGCTCATGGCTTAGGCCTCGGGGGCTGCCGGTGCGGCACCGATCTCGATGTCGGCCTCTTCAAAGCCGCCATAGGCCAGGTGCTCGCCGAGGGCATAGCCTTCCATGCGCCAGTACTGGTTATCGAAGCACTTGCGATCCTGGTTATCGTCCGCCTTGCGCTTGCGGGTGCCGCGCTGGGTGTAGATGTGCAGGTTGTCCAGGGTGGTGACCACCATCCGCTTGCCTGGGAAGAAGGGCGGGATGTAGGCACGGCGCCCGGCGATGGACTCGGCCAGCTTCTGGGCGGCGATTTGCTCGCTTGGCTTGGTGGCCTCGCTGTAGAGCTTGGCCTGGGCGGCGGCAATGAGATCGGTACCAACCAGTACCACCAGACGCGGGTCCTGGCGGAACAGGGGATCGATGGTAGTGTTGATGAGGTCGGAGGCCATCTCGTCCAGGGTCTTGTAATCCCCCTTGCCGTCCGGGTCGAAGTAGATCTTCTCGCCAGCCTTGGCCTTGATGATCTGGCTGCCGTCATTCCACTCGCGGGCGATCTGGTGCCAGCCCTTGTTGACGTCTTCCCCCAGCGGGTGCTCGGCGGGATCGGTATCGGCGGCCGCTTCCACGCCGTTCCAGCCGACCCGCAGCATGTCCAGGGCAAACGCCTTGTTGATGAAATCACCCACCAGGCGCAGGAACTCGCCCTCGCTGCCGGCGTTGGCCCAGACGCACAGGGTCGCCCAGTCCAGCGAAGCGCAGGAATCAGTCTCGGTCAGCTCGTAGGTGTTGCCATCTACGCCGATCTTGCCGTTGAAGCGGCCGTTCTTCTTGCGGCCGGTGAACAGCTTGCCGATGCCAACCTGCACCACCTGACCCTTGATCTGGTCTACGTCCAGGCAGGTGATCAGGCCGAGGAATTCGACGGAGGCGAGCAGGGCGGCGCGCAGGCCGGTTTCCACCGGGCCGGTGACGCTGAACTGTTTGGCCAGGGCGTTGACGGGGATGCCGTAGGCCTTGGCCAGGGCATTGCTGTATTGCTCCAGGCGCTGCATGGCCTGGACGGTAAGGGTCTGGCTCACGGTCGCTCCTTAATAGACTGCAGGGGTATCGTCACCGCCGAGTGCGCCCGGGCGCTGGCCCTGCTTCTCGACGGAGAACTGGTCGATCTTGCCGTTCAGCTCGCCGAACTTGTCGGTCAGGTTGGCCAGAGTCTGCTCCAGCTTGCTGAACTGCTCGGTGGTGATGCCGGGCTTCTCTTTCACCTTGTCGGGTTCGGTGGTTGTGGTGGCGGGTTGATCGGGCGCGGGGTTGGTGTCCAGCTTGGCGCTGAAGCCATCGATCTTGGTGCCAAGGCCATTGAGGGCCCCCAGCATCTGATCGAACTGTTCTTTGGTCATTTCCTCATCCTCGGGTTGGCTGGGGGGTGATTGGGGGGCTTGCTCGCCGTGGCTGGCCAGGAAGCTGAAAAACTTGGCGATCAGGCCATCGGCCTTTTCGTGCTTGGGCAGCTTGAACGTGGATAGGTCCAGCGGCTCGCTGGTGCCAACGGCCTGCCCCTTGTTGCTCTTGCTGAACTTGAGATGGGTGGTCCCGATGCTGGCCGGTTCATCGGTGACGCCGAGGCCCAGCAGGTAGGTGCGGCCCAGATCGGCGAAGTTCTCGAAGGGCTCGATGGAGCAGAACTGATACTGGCCGCTCTGGTTGTAGTAGATGAGGTCCCGATTCGGGCAGAGGATGGCGAACAGCTTGAGCTTGCCATCCACCTCTTCGGTCTTGAGGGCCTGCACGGTGCCGTAGCTGGACCAGCGATCGTGATCGGGCCAGATGACGGCGGTGTAATAGGTCGGGTCGTAGGTCTCGGCCATGTCGGTGAGCCAGTCGCGGGTAATGTCCCGCCCGTCCACCGCTTTGCCTTCGGTGGCGATACAGACCCAGCCAGTTCTCAAGGTTGATTCGTTCATGCCTGCTCCCAAGTGATGCGGGCTCAGGCTATCGGGTTGGAATGAGTGATTCATCCGGTTGTGTTCGGCGGGATTCGGATCCAGCAGGAAATCCGAATTGCTCAGAACATCAGTGGGATAAGTGGGGGGAGGGGGCTGGCTATGATGGCGCCATCATTCACCGGATGGAGGCGCCGTGGCGTACCCCGAAGAGATCCGCAATGCGGCGAAGGGACTCTACCTTAAACGATGGACACCCCAGGAGATCAAGGACGAACTGGGGCTCAACTCCTGTCGCATCATCTACTACTGGGCCGAAAAGCTCGGCTGGCGCGACCTGCTGACCGAGGAAGCGGTCGAGGATGCCATCAATCGCCGGGTGCAGGTATTGCTGCACCGGGAGAAGAAAACCCCGGGCGAGCAGGAGGAGCTGGACAGGCTCATCGGCCACCATGTCAGCCTCAAAGAGAAGGCGCTCAAGTGGGCCGAGCGCGAGCAGGCCCTCAAGGTCCAGCGTGAGCAAGGGCATGAGCCCGGGCCCAGCCGTGGCAAGCGTGAGCGCAGCAACCAAGCAGGCGGCAGTCGAAAGGGCGGCAAGAAGGCCAAGAACGAGATCGGCCACCTGACGGCCGATGACTTTGCGCAGTGGCTGGGCACCCTGTTTGGCTATCAGTTGCGGGTGCGGGAGGCCAAGAACGACCCGGCGCTGCCGCGAACCCGCAACATCCTCAAGTCTCGTCAGATCGGCATGACCTACTACTTCGCCGGCGAGGCGCTGGAGGATGCCATTCTGACCGGCGGTAACCAGATCTTCCTGTCCGCCACCCGGGCCCAGGCGGAGGTGTTCCGCTCCTACATCTGCAAGATTGCCCAGACCTTCCTGGGCGTCACCCTGACCGGCAACCCCATCGTGCTGTCGAACGGGGCCGAGCTCCATTTCTGCTCCACCAACTCCAACAGCGCCCAGTCCCGTTCCGGCAACGTCTACATCGACGAATACTTCTGGATCCCCAACTTCGAGAAGCTCTCGGACGTGGCCAGTGCCATGGCGACCCAGAGCCACTGGCGCAAGACCTACTTCTCGACCCCGTCGAGCAAGGTGCACGAAGCGTACCGGTTCTGGACAGGGGATCGCTGGAAAGGTCAGCGCCCGAGCCGGGTGGCCATCGACTTTCCGGGCGAAGATGAGCTGCGCGACGGCGGCCGCGTCTGTCCTGACAGGCAGTGGCGCTATGTCATCACTATCGAAGATGCCATTCGCCTCGGTTGCCACCTCATCGACATCGAGGAGCTCAAGGACGAGTACCCGGAGGAGGTGTTCGACAGGCTCTACATGTGCCGGTTTATCGACGATGCCCTGTCGGTGTTCAAGTTTCAGGACATGGAGCGGGCCGGGGTGGACCCCACCCGGTGGGAGGACTACAAGCCCGGGCGGCCCGATCCGTTTGGCCGGCGCGAGGTATGGCTGGGCTATGACCCGAGCCGTACCCGCGACAACGCCACCCTGGTGGTGGTCGCCCCGCCCACGGTCGCCGGCGAGCGCTTCCGGGTGCTGGAAAAGCACTACTGGCGCGGGCTCAACTTCCAGTTCCAAGCCCAGGAGATCACCCGCATCGCCAAGAAATTCCGGGTCACCTATCTCGGGGTCGACGTCTCCGGCATCGGCGCCGGGGTGTTTGACCTCTTGAAGCCGGTGTTCAAAGGGGTATGCCACCCCATCAACTACAGCATCGAGAGCAAGTCGCGGCTGGTGCTCAAGATGATCGACGTGGTGGAGGCGAACCGCATCGAGTGGGACAGCTCGGACAGGGACATCCCGCTCGCCTTCCTCGCCATCAAGCGCAGTACCACCGGCGGTGGCCAGATGACGTTCCGCGCGGCGCGCGACAACGTGACCGGACACGCCGACGTGTTTTTTGCCATCGCCCACGCCGTGGCCAATGAGCCCCTCGATACCCACCGCAAACGCAAATCCACCTGGGCAACTAGCCAGGAGAAGAAGGCAGCATGACCAAGCGACACAAATCCCAACCGGCCCAGGCGGTCGCCTCACCCAACCGCGGCGCTGTGGCTTTCAGCATGCCAGAGGCCATCGACCCCACGGCCTGGATGACCGATTACACCGGGGTGTTCTACAACCCCTATGGGGAGTATTACCAGCCGCCCATCGAGCGCAAGGGGTTGGCCAAGGTGGCCAGGGCCAACGCCCACCACGGGGCCATCCTGATGGCGCGCCGCAACATGGTGGCGGGGCGCTTTACCAATCAACGCGCCACCATCACGGCTTTCGTGCACAACTACCTGCAGTTTGGGGATGCGGGACTGCTCAAACTGCGAAACGGCTTTGGCCAGGTGGTGGGGCTGCACCCGCTCTCCAGCGTCTACCTGCGCCGGCGCGAGGATGGCTGCTTTGTCTATTTGCAGCAGGGCAAGCCGAACCTGATTTACCGGCCGGAAGATGTGATTTGGCTGGCCCAGTACGACCCCGAGCAGCAGGTCTATGGCATGCCCGATTACCTGGGCGGCCTGCAGTCGGCCCTGCTCAACCAGGACGCCACCCTGTTTCGGCGTAAATACTTCCTCAACGGTGCCCACATGGGGTTTATCTTCTACGCCACCGACCCGAACATGGACGACGACACCGAGGAAGAGATGAAGGAGATGATTGCGAACTCCAAGGGGGTAGGGAACTTCCGCTCCATGTTCGTCAACATCCCCGACGGCAAGCCCGATGGCATCAAGTTGATCCCGGTGGGAGACATCGCGACCAAAGATGAGTTCGCGGCCATCAAGGGGATCACCGCCCAAGATGTGTTGACCAGCCACCGCTTCCCGGCGGCGCTGGCTGGCATCATCCCGACCAATGGTGGGGGTGGGCTCGGGGATCCCGAGAAGTACGACGCCACCTATGCCAGGAACGAGGTGCTGCCGCTGTGTGAACTGGTGCAGGACGCCATCAACAGCGCTGGCCTGCCCCGGGCGCTGTGGGTCACGTTTCGAGAAACGATAGGGGTTTCTGTATAAAAACACAGTCATCTTGATGTAAAATGCAATCTAATGATTGAGATTTCGACTTATCAGGAGGGGTGATGCGGGTTTTTTGCAAAGAGTGTGGCCAGCGAGGCCGTATTACCAAGACCAATCGGCTTAGCAATGAGGTCTCTGATCTCTACTGCCAGTGCACTGACGCTGAGTGCGGTCATTCATGGGTTGCCACATTGGCATTCACCCATACGTTGAGCCCATCGGCAAGGACTACAAATCAATTGGTACTTGGACTGTTTGGAGCGTTGTCGCCGGAGGGGAGGCAACTTGTTCTACAGGGCCTTAATAGGCAGTAGCACGGCATTACTTGTGCGCCTCAAAGTGGGGGGTGGGCTATTACCCCCGCGCTGGGGAGCGCTAACCAACGCGGGGATTGTTGAATTCTGTGCAATCTTTCGAAATCCGACTTCCTATAATACTTTTATTTTAAATGGGAATACATACTCTCCACTTTTTATTTTTACATTCAAAATAAAATCACCCGTATCACCATGTTCGCCATCTTTGTATTTTATATTCGCCAGTTTTGCTGCGAAAAGCCCATGGTCACTACCCTCTCTTATAATCAGAGTTTCGGCAGGGGATCTGAAAATGGTTTCGTTCTTATCATCTTTTTCAATTATTTCGAAAGAAATAGGGTATTGTCCTGGCTTGCAATTTAAAGCAATAATAAAGCAAAGGGAAGAGATCGTCCCATCAGCGCTCTTGGGCACAGAAATAACCCGGTTATAATAAATACCGAGCATTGAAATCTTTTCTTGTTCTTCCTTTCGGATATCATCACATATAAACAAGCTAACACTTTCTTTAGATGGTGATGTCACGTGGCCTCTCTTTCTATAAATCTATTGTATTCATAGCCTTAGGAATAGGCTGTAAACCTTTAGTCAGCATGGAACCGTTAATTTATGAAACTCAAACGGTGCCTCGTGGATCTCTGCGCCCTGTGCGACTTGGTTATATTCTCTCAATAAAATATCTGAGAAACTGTCATTGGTAACATTATGTATGCTTCGATGGATCTTCTGTAATGGATTCTTGCTGAATTTATGCTTGGTTTTTCTCGCAGCATAAAATTTTCGCGTTTCTTTTACATCATTAATTGCAGTTGGAATAATATCAACCGTTGTGGTTGGAATAACATCAACCAATGATAAGTATGTGATTAGATCAATTGGGGCGGCAGTGTACTCTTTTATGTTAACTGTCACAAAGTTGTATTTTATTGAACTAGTTAACTCTTTTTTCCTTTCTGCCTTTCTGACAAAGAAAATTATAACAATGTAAGCGACAGAGCCGATAAATACATTGAGTAATGTTATCATTAGCATGGTCATGATGAAGTCTGTCATTTTACCCCTCCACACCATTGTAAATAATTGTGCCAATGTGTAGCCCAAAGATTACCACTGAAAGCACGAAAGATACGCCTAACAGGAGAAATTTTTTGCAATCAAAACTACCTACAAAGTAGCGATCCTTCTTTTCTTTGATGGCTTGTCTCGCCTCGTAACCTTTTTCAACAGCTAGAATGTTGGTCAGCCAAGCCGCGAGCGTACATATCATCAAGACACCAACAATCGGGGATAGGTTTCCCCTAACTAGTTCAGATTGAACAACTTTCTTGAAAAAATCCATGCTAATCAGATTGGTTATGTCTAGACAAAGAAGGACAAGTAGTAAATCCGAACTCGGGGAGATTGCAAGTTTCCCCCAGAGTCTTACTAGAAAGTTCAAACATGCGATGGCAACTGGGATAAAAATTGTTCCCACGAGTAAGTTTATGTCCATTAGTCAGTTTTTGGCTCTTTTTTCAATTGGTTGTGGCATTTCTGATTTTGTAGTTATTGTCAATAACGTCTTATAGAGATGCATTTAAGTCTGATGGCTGAGTGTGATTTGAAGTCCTGTTTGAGTCAATATTTCGAAGACGGATTTTTAGTGCTTTGGCTCAAGAATCATCGAGATGTCTGACTATTGTGATTGGCGCTAGAGTATTAAGGAGCCAAACGCCGAACGGTGATCCTCTCTGGGCTGCTTGCTATACTGTGTTTTTATACAGCACCCCGAGATGTCCCGTATGTTTGCTCAACCCACCCCCGATGCCCCTTTGTTGGAGCTGCCCCTGTTCCTCTCCCCGGTGGCCTGCGGCTTCCCGTCGCCAGCGCAGGACTACACCGAGCAGACCATCGACCTCAACCAGCTGTGTATTGCCCACCCGGCGGCCACCTACTTTGTGCGGGCGGCCGGTGACAGCATGGTTGACCACGGGATCCGCGATGGTGACTTGCTGGTCGTCGACCGCAGTCGCAAGGCGCGTCACGGCAGTGTGGTGGTCGCCGCGGTCGATGGCGAGTTCACTGTGAAGGAGCTGCAGCTTGATCCCACTGTGGCTTTGCTCCCTGGCAACTCGGCATATCGGCCCATCCATTTCAGTGAGGGGCAGGAGCTGGAAATCTTCGGGGTGGTGGCCTTTGTCGTGCATCAGGTGGATACCCCATGAACAAGCGTTGCGCCGTCGCCCTGGTCGACGTGAACAACTTCTACGCCAGTTGCGAGCGGCTGTTTCGCCCTGACTTGAAGGGGCGGCCCATAGTGGTGCTTTCCAATAACGATGGCTGCGTTGTGGCCCGTTCGGCGGAGGCCAAGGCGCTCGGCATCAAGATGGGTGTGCCGTACTTTCAGATCCGCCAGTTCTTCGAGGCCATGGACGGGGTCTGGTTCTCCAGTAACTACGCCCTCTATGGCGACATGTCGAACCGGGTAATGACCATTTTGGAGGGGATGGCCCCAGCGGTGGAGGTCTACAGCATCGACGAGGCCTTTATCGAGCTGAACGAACGCTGGGCGGGCGATCTGGTGGCTTATGGCCGCCAAGTTCGCGAGCGGGTGCAGCAGTGGGCCGGGTTGACCGTGGGGGTCGGCATCGGCCCCACCAAGACGCTCGCCAAGCTCGCCAACTACGCCGCCAAGAAGTGGCCCGCTACTGGCGGTGTGGTGGATCTGCGGGATGAAGCGCGGCGCGCCCGGCTCATGGCGATCACTCCGGTGGACGAGGTATGGGGCATTGGCCGGCGGCTCACCGCCAAGCTGGAGGCGCAGGGCATCAAGACCGTGGCCGACCTGGTTGCCGCTGACCCCAAGAGCCTGAGGCTCCGCTATGGCGTGGTGGTCGAGCGTACCGTGCAGGAGCTGCGGGGGATCCCCTGCTCCGAGCTGGAGCAAGAGGCCCAGGCCAAGCAGCAGATCATCTGCTCGCGCTCCTTCGGAGAGCGCATCACCCAGATAGGCCCCATGCATCAGGCGCTGGCTGGTTACATGGAGCGGGCCGCCGAGAAGCTGCGGGGGGAGGGGATGTGCTGCCGGCATGTGACACTGTTCATTCGCACCAGCCCGTTCAGCGACCGGGAGCCCTATTACGGCAACCAGGTGAGCACCAAGCTGGCGATGCCCACCCATGACACACGGGCGATGCTGGCCCTGATCCCGGAGCTTCTCCCTCGTATCTGGCGGGACGAGCAGCGTTATCAGAAAGGGGGCGTCATGCTGGCCGACTTCACCCCCGCCGATATGCAGCAAGGCGACCTATTCGCCGGTGAGCAGCAGACGCCGCGCAGCGAAGCGCTGATGCAGGTCATCGACAAGATCAACCAGGGGCGGCTGGGGAAGGTCTACTTCGCGGCCCGTGGCCGCGACACCCGGGAGTGGATGATGAAGCGGGAGCAGTTAAGCCCCCGCTATACCACCGCGCTCGGCGAGCTGCCGGTGGTGAAGGCCTAGATTGGCCTATGGTCTGGCACGGTACTTGGCAAGCGCCTTGGTGAAGACTTCAAGCTGATGTCCGGTGAAGGCGGAACTGTCCAGTTCTGCCGTGGCTAGCTTGCCATTGCTCCTTCCACACCGCATAGGCTGCGGCCTTATCTACCTCTATCAGCGCCTTTTCTGCCGGTGGCAGTTTGCACAGGTTAAAACTCATTTGATATCTCTAATTATTTGTCACTCCGGAGGCCGGTGCCCGAAGCGTATTGCCATGGATCTCTGTGCCGACGAGAGTGCTGGCCAGATGGTATGAACGTGGCCGAGCTTCATGGCTGCAAGGTCTTGCTGGTATTTGTCCCGCTTGAGATTGACCTTGAAGAAAGACGGACTATGGTCGATTTTGTGGATCTTGAGCCGCCACAGCACAATAAATGCGTACTTTGGGGTTAGATAATGGTTCTTTCTATAGTAATCGAGAGCACCTATCAGTCGCTCATCGTTCTCTGCTTTGGCCAGGGTCTCCAGTGACTTAATGCAAGACTGCTGGTGCATTTGTTGCGTGAGTCGTGCCAGCTTTTTCTTGGCATCGCTCGCTGAGAGCCTACGACCATTTTCGAAAACTGAGAGGCCAAACTTCAGGATGCAGTGGGAACCAACCCATAGGGTGTTCCTTGTAAGGCTGTTCCGAATCTCGAAGTGATAACGCAGCGACTCTTGCTCACATAGTTGGCAGGTTTCGATAGGTTGCTCATGGTCTTCAGTATTCTCGGTGAAGGTCCACTCTTCGAATGCCTCTGGCAATGTATTCCCAACAGACAAGGGAAGGATGTTGTCGCGAACTCTTTGTGGATAAGTGCTCATTATTTCCCCCTTAACCATGACTCTAGGTCATGCTACTCGCCCTGCTGTGGCCGGTCACTATCAGGGTTTTGTGACCGGTCACACTTCACAAATTTCTGTATCTAACCACGTCACAGCGCCAGCGCATGGACTCCGGTGGTGTGCCAGCAGGCCGCCTCTCCCTTGAAGGTTCCGCCGCATCCTTCCGGCAATGCGCAGTCGCAGTTCGGGCAGGTCTGCTGTTTCAGCTCGGCTTCCTGTTCCAGCCAGCGTTCCCAGTCTCGCCTGATCAGGGTGCTGATGTACTCGTCGGCGGAGTATGGTTCTCCGCTGCCAGCCCTGGCGATGCGCAGCGTCTCCAATTGCTGTCGCTCTCGTTCGGAGAGCGCCACCTCCACCCGCTTGATACCGAGGGCGGCCCGCCTGGCCCGCTGTTCCTGCTTGCGTTTGGTGGCTGGATTCATGCTGATCCCCCCCTTACCACCATGGCATCCTCTTTGGCCCACGCCCGCCAGCTGGAGATGGTCGCCTCCTTCGCCTGCTCGAGATGCGTCTGACCAGGGTGTTCGTATATCACATGGGTCACCGTGCCGCGGTCGTTGCGCTTGATGGCGGTCACTTCCCTGGTACTACCGAAGCGGGTGATCACATCACCCGGTACCGGATGTTTGCGGGGATCTCTCATGATTGAGCTCCTGTCTCGATTTGACGATGGTCAGCCACTACCTGGTGCAGCGCTGGCTGATATGTTGGGTTGAGCTGTTCGGCGGCGCCTGGGTTGGCGCGGTCTGTGGTGCTGCCCGGTGGGATAAAGAGGGTGCGGCCGGTGATGGCGCACCGGATGGTGCCGCTCTGGTCGATGGCCACGGGGGTGAGCCCATCCACAATATGGCGGCGGCCCACAGAGCGGCCATCTGCTGTCAGCACCGGCACGGTGGGGCGGTTGGCTCTGGTCTGAAACGGGTTCGGCACGTCGGCAGCGATGGCCGGCAGAGCCAGTTTCGTGGCGCGAGGATGGCGGCGGCGCAGGATGGCACACGCCACAGCCTGCTGTTTGCCCTTGAGCATCCCCACCCACTGGCTGATCTCGTTGGCTGGCCAGCGCTGCTGGAGAATGCAGGTCACCCGATTATCCAGTCGGCGGTACTCTTCGCGGCTGACGGTCTGTGTGCAACTCATGTTCATGCCCACTCCTCGCTGTAGTCGTCCTGTTCCTGCATCCACTCCGGTGCATCCAGCCCTTCCAATATCCGCCACATCTCGGACTGATAGGGCTGCGGTAGCATCTCTATCCAACGGTGCGCCCCGGCGTGGCCCTGCGCCTGGTAGACCTTGCCGCAGAGCTCAACCAGCATCGGCCAGTCCTGATCGCCTTCCGGTACCGCGTACTCATCCGGCAGGTTCGACTCGGCTGGCGACGGACCCTCTGGCACCCAGTCCGGCTCGCTCGGGATCGCCCGGCTCGACTGCACCTGGCCGTTCTCCAGCCAGAGGGTGAAGCCGTCCGTGCTGACGCTGGCGCCTTCCCGTAAACGTCCGATAGAGAAGGGAGATAAACCCCATTGCTCTGCCATCAACTGATCCGCGAACGCCTCAGGATCCGGCTGCGTACAGTTATTGTCAGAGCTCCAAGGTGCCGGGCTGTCGCCCGTCTTAACCCCAACCCCCCAACCCGCCACCCCGGCGGCCTTGGTGGCCTCATAGGTGCCTGCTGGCACTACTTCCCAACCAGTAAGGCGAGTGCGCACCCCCAGGTGGGCTGTGTGCAGCCCCATCAGGCGCTTGATGTCTTCGCCGTAAGCGTTGGCCTGCTCCTCGATGAGGTGGGCCAGCTTGATGGGGTGCTCGGCTCTGGTAGCCAGCGCCCCGCCCATGGCGTGCAGGTAGCATCGAAAGATGCCGTTATCGGCGGCATAGCGGGCGGCCTCAAAGCGCGGGTCTTGCAATACCGGCTTGGGTGGCCCCACCAGATTGCCGTGCTTCTTGGCGTTGCTGATGCGACGCAGTTCGCGCCACACCCCAACCGGTGCGCCGCCGATCTGCTGGAAGGTACGGACCCCCCACCAACTAGCCCACGCGCAAGCATGCTGGGCGCCCACGTCTGCCGGGGTGCCCGACTCGTCATCACCATCAACGTGTTCGCCGTCGATGTTCTTGGCGATATAGGCAGCGAGATAACCGGTAGCATCGCCCTTGTCAGGGTCAACGATTTTCCAGTCAAAGCGGGGTTTGATGTCGGTAAAGCAGGTAGCCTCTGGCGTGGATCGCACCAGTTCGGTTTTGTCGTCGTGCAGAGCGTAATACTGCAAGGTGCTGATCACCTTGTTGCGATCGCTCGGGCGCATAAACAGCAGCATGTGCCAGTGTGGGGTACCGTCATGGTGCGGCTCGCACACTCGAAAGCCGTAGACAGGTAAATCATTGCGCTTGAGGGAGGCGCGGGTCAGGCTCCACAGCTTGGCCAGATAGGCGCAGGTTTCGCGTGGGGTCGAGCCCTGGTACTTGTCGTTCTCGATGGTCTTGCCGTTGCGGCCGGTCTTCCAGGCATGGAAGCGGGAAGGGGCTGTCCAGGTGAAGAACACCCCCACATGGCCGTGCTGCTCGGCGTAGTCTTCAAAGCCACGCATGCGGGTCATCATCTCGTTGCGGCGGTTAACCGGGTTGGAGATGCTGGCCTCCCAACAATCCTTCATCGAGATCACCAGATCGTGCTGGCCGTTCATTACTTCTGTCTCGGCCAACCAGCGCATCATGGCCCGCTTGCGCTCGCGTACCACTTTCATTGTGGCGTTCGAGACGTAGGCAGAGACGCCCTTGCGCACCTTGCCGAGCAGAATGGCGATGTGTTCTTGCAGTCTGTCCCAGCAGCGGTTGATGCGCTTCTCCCACCACTTGGCGGAGAGCAGGCGCACAATCACGCTCAGGATCCAGTTATCCCGCGCCTCTCTGGTTTTGAATTTCGGCATCTTACCGATGAAGGCCCATTGGTCGGCTGGCTGCTTGATGGCTTCCCATGTCGCCATCAGATCCAGTTCGCCGGGAGTGCTGTTCTGCTCGATGTTCTTCCAGATGGCGGCGGTCTGGTTGGCGAACTGGTGAGCCACCCGCTTGCGGCCATCATCGTCGCGCAGGTGCTGGGCATCGACCGGCAGGGCCATCACAAGGGAGCGGACCCACTTCACTCGTTCCCGCAGCCAGATGTTTGCGCTGCGGCAGTTGCGGGTGGTGCCATCTTTGCGGCGGCGCACGTACTGCTTGAACAGCACCTGGGTGAACTGCATGGAGAGGCCATCGAGCAGTTGCACCGCCCAGACCAGATCGGATTCACCAGGAGCGCCAACAAAGGCTGCTTCCAGCTTGGTGCCCGGCATGGCGTTGGCGAGGGCATCGATGCGGGCTTTGAGGGTCTTCTTCGACAGCGGTAGCTGGTTCCGTTTCGGCGGCGGCAGACGGCTGATGGCAAAACCAAATTGGCCAGCCTCGGCGGCTGGCCCTGTTTTTTGTTGGTTGGTCATTGGTGATGGGTACCCGACAGCTCTTTGATGTTGTTCCGGCAGGAGGCCAGCGCACGGCGGGCATGGCGCGCCATCTTTCTGGCAGCGACACACTGGCGTAGGGTCAGGGAGACCGTGCAGCGCGGGCGAGGGGATAGCTGACGCATTGCCAGCAGGTCGCGCTGGTAGCTGCGCAGGCGGGCCTCGTCGCTCATCATTGTGACGAACCATCTATCCACACGGGTTTGCAGGTCGGAGATCAGGCGGTGGCTCATTTGATGGTCTCCCCCAGTCCGTGGAGCGGTTCGCAGTCTGCCCACCACTCGGCGATCTCTCTGGCCAGTACCACCTCACTGCCACCCAGCGCCAACCAGTACACGGCGCGGATGGCGCCAAGGGCCAGCAGCTCCTGGGTGATGTTTCTGGTTGCGTCGCTGCCCGAGTTGTCAAACTCATCGGCGGCAGCTTGCCAGTGCTTGGTCAGCGGGCTGACTGGCGCCGGTGGTTGCATATGGGCGGGGCCCGCCTCTGTGGTGCCCTGGTCATCCAGCGGGGCTTCCAGTTCAAACAGGTCTGTCATGCCTCATCTTCCATCACTGAGTCGTCATCGAGCAGATCCGCTGGGCGGCTGGTCACGATCAGTTGCACCTGGATGTACTCATCCCCGGAATAGAGCTCGCCCAGGGCGATGCGGTTTTCCTGCTCGCCGGTGGCCAGCAGTTCGGTCAGTAACGGCAGCACGGCCCGCTCTGCCCGCTTGGCGATATGAATGGCGTCGATGCTCATGCCTGGGCCCTCCGGTTCATGGTGTGGAATAGCTGATGCCAGCGCAGTTGCTGGCGGGCCTGCTCGTGCAGATTGCGGCCCTCGGGGCCGCGCTTGGTGGTGTAGGTCTTCGCCCTGATGCGGTGCGGCAGATCGGCCAAATCGGCCAGGGCTGCCTGCCGGGTGATGGGGTGGAACAGCTTTTTCATGCCACCCCCTCAATGATGCGAATAGAGCCAGATGTCAGGCGCTCCATGCGGGCGTACCCGTTCTGGCCGCGCAGCCAGGTGGTGCCGCAGTTGATGTAACCGCGGCTCACCAGATAGGCGCTGGCGGCCTTGATGGTCGGTTCGGTGTGACGAGTGATAACGGCGGCCATGATCAGATCCCCCCACGGCTGTTGACGCATGACCAGACCGCACGCCAAGCCATGGCGGCCGGGCGTTCTACTGCATGGATCAGGTCAGGGCTGGAGTTGTAACGTTGACCCAGGCGGGCCAACTTGCGGTTTTGCAGGCGCAGGTTGCGCACAGTGTCGAGAATGGCTAGAGTTGGCATGTCGATTTTCCTAGTCGATAAGTGATTGATGAAAGCCCGCAGGTGTTGGCGCACCGATAGCGGGTTTTTTATTGCCCGATTGCTCGCGGACCGCTTTGCGTCATCTGGTTGGCCGCCATGACGGCACGCTTCATGCGCAGCTTTGCGGCTCTCTCCCTCTTCTCTCGCTCGATATCCCCGATAGCCCTGGTCACTGGCGCCGGGTGCCATACCTTGGCGTCACAGCCGCCGCGAAACTCCCCCTGATACTCCAACGCGATCACCGCCATCCTGACCGCCTCGCGCTGTGCGTGGGGCAGGGCTGACAAGGTGGCCATCATCAGCTCGCCCCTTGGCTGTCTGGCGATGGCACAGATGGCCGCCTTTTTGGCTTGGCTCAGGGCCAGCCAGTCGGTGTCCAGACTGGAGCGCGTTTTGCCGAACAACTCCCGCAGGATCTGGCAGCCGGCGGTGTTCATGGCCACTTGCTCCAGCGGAGTCAGGCCCGCGAGGTTGCGTTCGTCGTGGTTGATTTGTGTCTGTTGCATGGGTTTCCCCTTACATGGTCATGGTTTGCATCAGGATGTCTGATGCGCATGCGACGGCCGGCACAGCCTGAAAGCGGGCCTCGACGTCGTGGATGAGAAGTGCCAGCGACCCCATGGCGGCGGTGGCGACACTGATGATGGTGTTGCGTTCGGTGCGGGTGACCCGTCCCCGTTCGGCCAGCTCCACCGCACGCAGGCCGATACTGGCCACGTCAGCGTTGAGGCGGATCGCCTGGTGGGGTAGGGATGGCGCCCGGTCGGCGCTGGGGATGGCGATGGCTGTCAGGCCACACTCCAGCAGCATGCCGTCGATCAGGGTTTCGTCCCCGTCGGTGGCGTGGTAGAGCGCGATGAGATCAGCCACGGTCAGGTGATGCGGTTGGTCGGGGTTGAGTTTGTTTCTCAACACCTGGGCATCAATGCCGGCCAACGGGGCAATCGCGCTGATCTCGTGATTAGATTTGAACCTGCTGCATGCAGATTCGAGGTGCAGGTGTTTGCAGTCGTCACTGATAAACATGGTTCTCGCTCCAATGAGTGCCATAGTGATCAGGAGGTTGCAGGGAGGTAGGCGGCTGCAGCGGCTTTGTGGTAGAGCGCGACCATGTTGATCAGGACGCGGTGCTTGGGGCCAGCCTTGGGCATGATTTGAAGTTCACCGCAGGCAATCATTTTTCTGACCGTACCTACAGGAATGCCGGTATCGGCGCTATAGCGCTCGATGGTTTTGACTGGTGTGTCGATCTGGAGTGCAATCTCTGACATGATAGAAACCCTTTCACCTATTGCTATTTGCTGTTCTTGGTTGCTCATTGCTTTCTGGCGATTGCATGATTGATCCAAAAAAAAGCATTGGTCAAGTGGGTGTCTCTCTATTCTCACTAAAACTTGATGGTGATGACTAATGAATGGTGCGCGCTTACAGGAGATTGCATTCAACCAGTCTGATTTCGTGAAACGGCTTGAAAGGATAATCGGCAATGAACCATTGCGGGCTTTCGCACGCAGGGCCGATATGACTGATGGCGGGTTAAGACGTTATCTACATGAGGGGACCATTCCCCCAGTTGATCGCGCTCTCAATCTGGCGCGTGCAGGAGGCGTCACATTTGAGTGGCTGGTATTTGGCATCGGTGACACTGGAAGCAGCACTGGAACGAATCTACCCACTTCGCCAGCCTCTGGTATTCAAAGCTCCCTTTTAGCCGATGAGTTCACCACGATTCCCGCCTATCAGGTGTTTGCGAGCGCAGGGCATGGCGCCAATATTACAGACGAAGCACTGGCCGAACCGATGGCGTTCCGTACCGACTGGCTGCGCCGAGAGGGGTTTGACCCGGCCAAGATGGCGGTTATCCGGGCCAAGGGCGACTCGATGGAGCCGACCATCAATGATGGTGATGTGATCTTGGTGAGGTTGAAGAACGGGGAAGCCCCACGCGATGGCCTCTATGTGCTGCGCCTCGATGGCGGCCTGTTCGTCAAGCGCCTGCAGTTCGACCTGGGCGGGGTTCGCATCATCTCCGACAACCCGCTGTATAAATCACGCGACCTGAGCAAAGCCGAGCTGGCGGAGCTGGATCTGGTTGGCCGCGTGGTCTGGGCCGGGAAGAAGTTTTAAGTTGAAGGTGGACGGTGACAGTCAAAAAGATTGAGGGGCAATCTAAGCCCTGGCGGGCAGACGTGCGCCCTGATGGGGTGAATGGCCCCCGCCTGCGCAAATCCTTTATGACCAAGGGTGAAGCGCTGGCGTGGGAGCGGCACCAACTGATGAACAAGCCCTGGCTTAAAGAGGCCGCCCCTGAGCCAGAACCTGAGCCAGAGGGCCCCCGGCTGCTTGACCTGGTGCACCTCTGGTTTGGTCGCCACGGCCAGACCCTTGCGGATGGTGAGCGGCGGCGTGACAAGTTGGTGTGGCTGTGCGAGGCGCTGGATAACCCGCTGGCCAGCGAGTTCACCTCCGAGATCTTCTCGGCATACCGGGAGCGTCGGCTGGCGGGCGAGCTCTATGTGCCGGGGCAACGCAAGCAGGTAACGCCGACCACCATCAACCGGGAGCAACTCTATTTGCAGGCAGTGTTCAATGAGCTTGCTCGCCTGGGGGTATGGCACGGGGGTAACCCGTTGGCCGACCTGCGCCAGTACAAGGTGCAGGAAAGCGAGCTGGCCTATCTCTCCCAGGATGAGATCGAGCAGTTGCTCGATGCCTGCAAAGAGCAGCGGGATCTGTGGCTTGTTGTGATGCTCTGCCTCTCTACCGGGGCGCGCTGGTCGGAGATTGAAAAGGTCAGCCGCTCCCAGATCGGCATGGGGCGAATCACCTTCACCAAGACCAAGGGTAAGCGGAACCGGACTGTTCCCGTGGCTCCCTGGTTACTGGCCATGCTGCCCCGGCGAACTGGTCGCCTGTTCGACGATTGCTATGCCGAGTTCGAGAAGGCCATTAGACGGGCTGGCATCACATTGCCAGCAGGCCAGAGCACCCACGTTCTGCGGCACACCTTCGCCAGTCACTTCATGATGAACGGTGGCAACATCTTGGTGCTACAGCGCATCCTCGGCCACACCGACATCAAGATGACGATGCGTTATGCCCACTTCGCGCCCGATCACCTAGAGGACGCCGTGCGGTTGAACCCTATCACCGCCTTGAAAAGTGTCCATATACAGTCCATCGAGGCCACCCATATTTAG